TTGGGTGATGGCTCTTTCTCTTAGGGTGTGAATCCCTCTGATATTTATTCGCATTTACTAATGAGAATCATTCGCAATAAAAAATCCTGTCGGAGTCGCCCTAGAAGCCCGACATCCCAGCCATTAAAGGTATGCTATCGCATAAGATTGGCGTGAATAATGCTAGGATAAGCCTAGAATAACTGAACTGGCAAAGGTTCTGTTATTTCCAGCCTTACCACCAGCATTATTTCCCGCAAGAGCAAAGCACCTCTCCACTCTCAGCGAAACAAGGAAAGGTGGGGGGAGAGGCTCACTACCGTATCCATACAATATATATTCCCCCCAACACACAAAAAACAGAATTTCAACTTATCCTAAAAGAAAATGAGAATCATTCTCATTAATGTGTTATAATACCCCCAAGATAACTCTAATCTGAGCCTTATGGCAGAATCCAAGAAAAAGCGAGGTAATCCTACCTTTGAAAAGGGAATGAAACCTTTGAATCCAGCAGGTAGACCTAAAGGTTCTGTCAACAAATATACTGCTTTAGCAAGAGAGTTGATGTCCTCAAAATCTCCAGAGATAGTTGAGAAGGTAATTTCAAAAGCTATAGAGGGAGATGTACATTGCCTCAAAATGTGCCTTGATCGAATCTTGCCTGTCCACAAGGCAATAGATAGTACACGAACAAAAGCAGATGCCCAAGTGATAATAAATGTTTCCTCTCTGGATAGCATACAACAACACATTGATGCGACTCCAGAGAGTGAACTAATCGAACCCATAGAAAAGGATGATGATGAAGTAATAGTAAATTTACAAAATGGCTGAATTAAATATCGACTTGCACCCAGCACAGTTGGAAATATTCAAATCCGACAAGAGGTTTAAGATAGTAGCAGCAGGTCGAAGGTTTGGTAAATCCTACCTATCTGCTTGGTTATTACTTATAAATGCTATAAAGTCCGAATCAAAGGATGTATTTTATATAGCACCTACCTTTCAACAAGCCAAAGATATAATGTGGGCGATGTTAAAGGATTTAGGAAAGGATTTAATTATCCAAGCATACGAGAACACGGCTGTTCTTACTTTGATAAATGGTAGGAAAATATATTTAAAGGGTTCTGATAGACCAGAAACCTTGAGGGGCGTGGGATTATCCTATGTCGTTCTTGATGAATACGCTTCTATGAAGCCTGTCGTTTGGGAGCAGATCATTAGACCAACTTTGGCAGATGTCAAGGGTAGGGCTTTATTTATAGGTACACCAGCAGGTAAGAATCATTTTTTCGACCTGTACAATGATGCCCAAGAAGATGATGATTGGGATGCTTTTCAGTTTACATCAATTGCCAATCCCTTTTTACCAAAAGAAGAAATAGAGGCAGCGAGTAAATCAATGTCCTCAATGTCGTTCAGACAGGAATTTCAAGCATCATTTGAAACATTTAGTGGTGGTATATTCAGAGAAGAGTGGTTTAAAGTAGATGAAGAACCAAAAGATGGGAACTATGTTATTGCCGTAGACCCTGCTGGTTTTGAAGAGAGTGAAAAAGAAAGGAATTTAAAGCGTTCAAGATTGGATGAAACTGCCATATCTATAGTTAAGATTGATAGAGATAAATGGTGGGTAAAGAACATAATCCATGGCAGATGGAATATTAAAGAAACTGCAAGAAAAATTCTTATGTCGGCTATAGATGTAGAGTCTAAGTCTGTTGGAATTGAAACTGGAGCATTGCGTAACGCCATCTTACCATATTTGGAAGATGAAATGAGAACCGAAAATCAATGGATTTCATTAGTTGAGTGTAGGCACGGTGGTAAAAAAAAGATAGACAGGATTACTTGGTCGTTACAGGGTCGAATGGAGCATGGGCAGATTTCCTTTAATCCAGAGATAGATTGGAAACATTTTAAAGGACAGATGCTAGATTTTCCAAATCGGTTAGCACATGACGATTTACTCGACTCGTTAGCCTATATTGATCAAGTGAGCGTAGCAGATTTCGCCCACTCAATAGAATTAGAAGATGAATGGAGTCCATTAGATGATGTTGCAGGATATTGAAGAGTTAAACGACAAAGATTATGAAGATGTTTTGGCATTTAGTGCTGATATATCTACATTAGAAATTAGGTATGTAGCTGCGTGTTCAATTATTGCAAATCTTGCAAATGATATTGACCCGTCTTTAGTACCAAATGATAATAAAGTTGATTTATCTATTTGTAAGATGATAATGGATGGGGCGATTGAAGTAGAACCTATTACTACAAGTATACATTAAGGGATATATGGACAATAAAGAGCAACAGTTTCAAGCATTAGCAAGTTGGTTGATGTACCGATTAGATGGTTGGAGAACACATAGAGAGATAAATCATACCCCTAAGTGGGATGAATACTATCGTATATGGCGTGGAATATGGTCTGCTACTGATAGAACAAGAAATGCAGAGCGTTCAAGAATTATAGCACCAGCCACACAACAAGCAGTAGAATCAAGCGTTGCCGAACTAGAAGAAGCAACATTTGGGCGTGGAAAATGGTTCGATATCCAAGATGATATGCTTGACCAAGATAATACAGAGGCAGAATACATCAGAAACCTTTTACAAGAGGATTTAGAAAAAACGGGTGTTAAGGATGCGATTGCAGAGGTTTTTCTTAATGGTGCTATCTATGGTACGGGGATTGGAAAAATTGTCGTAAATCAAACAGTAGAGAGAGCACCAGCAGAACAGTCAGTTGATGGCTCATTAACAGGAACGAGAAGTGTAACCGAATATGCCTCTATAGATATCCATGTTGAACCCATATCACCCAAAGAATTTCTTATTGACCCAGCAGCAAATAACATAAATGAGGCATTAGGTGTCGCCCACGAAGTCATTAAACCTAGATATCATGTAGTACAAGGTATACAGGGTGGAATTTATCGTGATGTACCCCTTGATGGTGATTATGATACGGCTAAAATGGGATTTGATCCCGAAACCAGACAGGCAGATGAGTCTGATTCAGTAAAAATCACGGAATATTGGGGATTAGTACCCAAAAGGTTTCTAAAAAAGGGTGTTGATAAGGATGATTTTGAATATACCAAGAAAGATGAGTTGGTAGAGGCAGTAGTAACTATATGTAACGATGAATATATCTTGCGTGTAGAGGAAAATGCTTTTATGATGAGAGATAGACCATTTGTTTCTTATCAACATGACATTATCCCAAATAAATTTTGGGGTAGGGGTATTGTAGAAAAGGGCTATAACGCCCAAAAAGCACTTGATGCAGAGATGAGGGCGAGAATAGACTCAATGGCTATGACTACTACGCCAATGATGGCAGCAGATGCGACCCGATTGCCAAGAGGAACGAAATTTGAGGTTCGTACAGGTAAAACTGTGCTTACAAATGGCAATCCTAGAGAGGCAATCATGCCTTTAGACATGGGGCAGACCGATCCATCGACATTCAATCAAGTTGCTAGTCTACAAAACATGATTCAGATGGGTACAGGAAGCCCAGATATGTCCTCACCAGCAGCACAAGACACTGCTAGTGGTATGTCAATGATGCAATCAGCCTCTATAAAAAGACAGAAACGAACATTGATGAATTTCCAGAACACATTTCTTATCCCTATGGTTAATAAATGTATGTGGAGAAAAATACAATTCGATATAGATAGATATCCTGTAACAGATTACAAGTTTATACCTTATTCGACCATGGGAATCATGGCTAAAGAACTAGAAATGCAACAAATGGTACAGATGTTACAGTCAATACCTAAAGATTCACCTGCATTTAATGTAATTTTATTGGCAATGTTCCAAAATTCAAGCATTCATAATCGTGATGCCATTGTATTTGCTCTACAACAAGGACAACAAACAGACCCTCAACTAGAACAAATACAAGCAGCAGCAGTACAACTGCAAATGGAACAAGCACAAGCAGAAATTCAGAAAACTCTTGCAGAAGCAGAAGAAGAGAAAGCCAAGGCAACTAAATGGACAGCAGAGGCTATGACATTACAGCCGACAGAGGTAGATATGGCTGAAAGAGCAGTCAAGTTAGAGAAAGCCAAGGCAGATACGGCAAGACAGCGATCTGAAACAGCTAGAAATGTACCAGAAGTAGAACATCTCAAATCTGAAACCATATTAAACTTAGCGAAGGCTAGAGAGGCTGGAAGTAAATCAGTTATAAATACAAGAATACAGTAATTTATGCCAAAAACTGACCAACAATTCCTAGAGGATAGGATATCCATGATGGAAACAGAGGGATGGCTTGATTTAGTAGCAGATTTAAAGAATTTAGAGGAGAGTATTACCAGTTTTGATAATATTCACTCGGAGAAAGACCTTTGGAATATCAAGGGTCAGTTGCGTATTCTAAACTTTTTATTAAGTTTAGATACTGCAACAACACTAGCGTTGGAAGAACTCCAAGAAGGAAATCCAACATAATATAACTTCATAACCCCTATGGGGCGAGGACACAATAATGAGTATAGTAGTAGAAGGCACACCAACGGCAGATGAGCCTATAACAGAAACGCAGGTAGAGGAAACAGTAACAGAAGAGGTAGAGGCAACAGCAGAACCATCTGGAAATGTAGTTGAAGAAGCCCCCAAAGTTGAAATACCAGCAAAGTATGCAGGTAAATCCTTGCAAGAGGTAATTGAAATGCATCAAAATGTCGAACAGGCATTTGGTAAACAAGGAACAGAAGTTGGAGAACAACGAAAGTTAATCCAAAGTTTACTTGAGGCAGCAAACAAAGCAACTACTACTGTAGAAGAGCCACAAGAAGATGCTGTTAGTTTTGAAGATGCTTTTTATGCTGACCCTGCAAAGGCAGTTAATTCAGCAATAGAAAATCATCCAGATGTACTAAAAGCGAGAGAGCAACAAGCCCAACAAGCACAACAACAACAGTTGGCTGTACTTGAAAAGGCATATCCAGATTGGCAAAAGCGTGTCGCAGACAAGCAATTCCAAGATTGGGTGGGTGCTAGTGAAGTGAGAAAAGATATTTTCCGTAAAGCCGATTCAGAATATAGACCAGACTTTGCGATTGAACTCTTTGATATGTATGACAAGATCAATATGGTCGAAAAAACCAAAGAGGTACAAAAGCAAGAGAAGGCAAAATCTAAAAAAGCATTACGACAAACTGTATCTGAAACTCGTTCTACACAATCGGTCGGTGGCAAGAAAATGTACAGAAGGTCTGATTTAATCAACCTTCAAGTTACAGACCCTAGCCGATATGAGTCGCTATCTGATGAAATTCAGTTGGCGTATCAAGAAGGAAGGGTTAAATAATCATTTATAAAGGAGAGTTAAAATGGCTTTAGGCTCAAATCAAGTTACGACTACTATCGCCAATAACTTTATCCCCGAATTGTGGAGCGATGAAGTTATAGGTGCATATAAGAAGAACTTAGTGGTTGCTAACCTAGTTACTAAGCTATCTCACAAAGGTAAGAAAGGTGATACGATTCACATTCCTGTACCAGCGAGAGGTTCAGC